TTTGAATACCGCATTTTGCGGAATAAGTTTATTGCGGCGCTGGCTACGATTGCCGACCTGACAACAAAACCGGCCCCGATGGGCGAACCGAATGAAAACGGTTATCAGCGCGGCGTTCGGGAGGGGTACCGCCGCGCTAGCGATATAGCCATTCTTTTTCTCGAAGATATTCAACGAGGGGTGCACTAATGGCGGGTAAAAGCTTTCTGGCGCAACTAGGCGACTTAAACCCTGACGCTATGTTATTTGACAACATGGAGTCGGCAATTATCGGGCTTGGCTGTATTGGCCAAGCAGATCCTGTGGCGGTATACAGCCGGGCGCTGATTTATAGTAAGTTATTGTCTGACGGTTTATCGCGCGAAGACGCCGACGAGTATTACTTCGGCAACTTTGTAGCGGTTCAAGCCGGCGAATTTACGCCCGTTATCATTGATGACATGGGAGAGGAATAAAGACCTGTGGCTACCGTTGTCGCAAATACGCCCGATCTAATAGAATTTAAGAACATTCTGGCTGGCGCTGACCCAAAAGAATCGCCAACCGTGACAGTGCAAGCTGGTAACTGGGACGCCGGTGGTCACTCCGAGTCCGGCGTCGTTATTGATGTTTACGGAGCACAGGCGCCGCTGCTAACCCCCGCTGACGCTCGCAAACTGGCTAAATGGCTTAACAAAGCCGCCGACGAACTTGACGGCCCGAAAACAAACAAAAAGCCCGGACACAAACAGCGGCATTACGAAGAAGACGACGACAATAATTACTAGGGGCTGCGCAGACTATGGCCAACAAAAAGATCTCTGAGCTGCCAGCAAAAACGACCCCAACGGGCACCGACCTGCTTCCAATTGTTGACACTGCCACGGTGCCGTATACGTCCAAAAGCGTTACAGCGGCCGCGCTTGTCGCGCTTGTCGCCGCAGAGACGATTGGTGCTACTGGTGTATCTGGCCCCACTGGTGCAACGGGCCCAGCCGGTGTCACAGGGCCGACAGGGCCAGCGCCAGCCGTTGTGGCCACAGGTAACCCCAATGTTATTTTAATCGGTGGCGTGTCAGTAGCCGCGGCGCAAGGTTCTACCGGCCCGCAGGGCCCGGCAGGCCCAACAGGCCCGCAGGGCGCGACAGGGGCCGGCGCTACGGGCGCATCAGGGCCGTCAGGCCTGCGCGGCGCTACCGGTGTGGCTGGCGTCACAGGCCCAGTCGGCGCCACGGGCGTAACTGGCCCGGTTGGCGCTACGGGATTGCAGGGACCGACTGGTACAGCTGCCCCGGACACAGTGTACGAGTTTAATGTTAGCTACACCGGCACATCTCCGACGAGCGTATACAACTTGCCAGCTGGTTGGACGTATTCAATTGCGTCGAATGACATCACCATTACGCACACGGTTGGCAAAGAAGTTAATGACGTAACGTATTGGGGTTACACCGCAGGTACGAATCTGTGGCATGCGCGATACCCCAGTGCAGCAAACGAACTCACTATGAATGGCAGCACAAAGACTACAGCGTTCACAATTCGCGTATCTAACACGGTAGTTGGGTGCGATTCCGGCGGCCTCGCGCGGATTATATGCTTCTTCTAATACACGCAGTAAAGTCGCGCCATGACGTTTCGACCGACAAAAATACTGCGTCTCACGATGGCGCAGACCGCGCCATACGCGTATTGGCCAGATAACGACGGCTGGCAAGGCTATCCGTATCAGTGGCAGACAACGCTTTACACGGTTACGCAGTCGCACGGCTCGCCATCCTCTCGTACGCCGTATTTCTACGACGGCTATGACGTTAACGTAGGCGACTACATTGTTACGTCTGGGCAGGGGCGTATTCTCAAGATCGTCACGATTACCAGCCAAAACAGCGGTGCGGTGTCGTGTATCGTTGAGGATGAGAATCGCGAAAATATTCTGCTTGATGAAACAACGAGTGGGGATGGCGGAATCCCAGACGGCGAAGGCATTCTTTTCGAGGTCAAGAATGGCTGGCCGATTCTCCACCCGCTGCCGGACGCGTTAGCCGGCGCCATGCCGCCCTATTTCTCGGCGGATATCATTGCCCGGTTTATGAACTCCCGGATTGATAGCGGGGGTGGCGGCGCAGGAATAACAGGCGCAACAGGCCCAGCCGGCCCATCAGGCGCTGTCGGTGCCACGGGCCCGCAAGGTGCAACGGGTGTCGGCGTATCTGGGCCAATTTATGCAACCGGCGTGCAGTTTACTTATCCCGGGCTGAACTACACCAATGTCAGCGAGGCCGTAACGGATTTGATTGGCAACGCGTTAACGCCAAATCCAAATCAGCCGCAAGTCACGATGTCTAACAACGTCGGGCAAGTCGAGTACGGCACGGTTGTTACCGCGGCAACTGTCAACTGGAGTTTGCCGCAGGGTACGATTGTTTCGCAGTCGCTGTCAGACATTGGTGCGCTTGCGCCCAGCCTGCGTAGCTACGCGCTGACCAACTTAAATATCACAACAGATAAGACCTACACACTGACGTACACCCTGACGTATTTAGGTTTTATTGGCACAATCAACAGCAGCGCTACGACAAAGATATCTTTTGGCCTCAAGCGGTACTGGGGTTTGTCGGCATCCGCGGCGATTACGGATGCCGGCATTATCGCGCTGAATTCTGAGTTTTCGACGTCTCGCGCGCAAACTAGAACCTTCAACCCAAACGCGCAGTACATCTATTTTGCGTATCCAACAGCCCTCGGCGATGCCGCGTTTAAGTTCAACGGGTTGACCAATTCGGCTTGGATACTCACAAACCGATTGTTTATAAATGCGGCTGGCGGAGCTGCGCAGTACAATATTTACCGTAGCGAGTATCAGCAGAGCGGCGCAAATCTTTCAATTGAGGTGCTGTAATGGCGTTAATTCGCGGCACAAATGTTGGTGCGCCCATCGTTCCCGGCGCAGATGCCGACCAGTTTCCCACGCACATTGATAAATACGGTGCGGGCGGCTACAGAGCTGTTACGAATAACGCCGCGCGCGACGCCATCCCACTCGCTCGCCGCCAAGCCGGTATGGTAGTATTAGTGATCGAAACACAACAAACGTGGGTGCTGGCTGACAATTTAACTGCGTGGGTTGAACAAGTTTTAGACGGCGGAAATTTTTGAATTTTGAGGTGACAAATGTCTAGCGTACTACGTATTCGTCGGCGCATTACAGGCGCAGCTGGCGCTCCCGGGTCGTTAAAAAATGCCGAGTTAGCATACAATGAAATTGAGAACGTCCTTTATTACGGAAAAGGCGATACAGGCGACGGAACAGCTAGCAGTATCATTCAAATTGCAGGCTCCGGCGCTTACGCTACAACAAGTTACGTAAGCACAAATTACGCGGCGCTTGGTACCAGTAATTCTTTTGCCGCTGGGTTTACCAACACGTTTGCTGGCACGCTCAATATCTCGGGCACATTTCAGCTTTTAGGTACGACGGTTACGGCTTCAGCTGCCGAGCTTAATAGACTTGCTGGTGTCACAATCGGCACTGCTGCGGCAGGCAAAGCGTTAGTGCTGGACAACTCGCGCGATATTTCAAATATCAATCAGCTGACCGCGACTAGTTTGCAGAATGCTACGTCGAGTCCAACATTTACTGTCAGCAGTACTGGTGCCGTTGTCGGCGCAAGTTTAACATCTGCAACGATTAACGTTGGCAGCGGCGCTTTTCAGGCGAGTAGTTCTAGTGCTACGTTCACGACGTCGCTGCAGTCGGCATCGTTTTCCACGAGCGGTTCCGGCAACATCACAGCTGGCGGTGATCTTATCGCTACCGGCAATGCGTACGCTTCAACGAACAAGAAGCTGGCAACAGAAGAGTACGTCAACTCTGTGCAACAGGGTCTGGACGTCAAACAATCTGTGCGCGCAGCGACAACTGCCAATATCACACTGAGCGGTCTGCAGACTATTGACGGCGTATCTTTGTCTGCCGGTGACCGCGTGCTGGTAAAAAACCAGAGCAACGCTGTTAACAACGGTATCTACGTCGTGGCGGTTGGCGCGTGGACCCGGGCAACTGACGCAAACGTTACCGCGAATGTCACTGCCGGGTTGTTCACGTTCGTCGCGGAAGGCACGCAGAATTCTGACTCCGGCTGGATTCTGACATCCGATGACGCGATTACGCTTGGCACATCGACGCTTACGTTTGTGCAGTTCAGCGGCGCCGGCATGATCACAATTGATGGCGCGTCTACAGCAAGCGTCACAAACGGTCTTGAAAAAGATGGCAACTATCTGCGACTGGACGTTCGGCTTAAGCGCATTGCCAATCTTACAGGCGTCACGGCAAATAAGCTCATTTACGTCAACGGCACTGACACGTTTGACGTAACTGATTTCACTGCGACCGCCCGCACGTTACTCGGCGGTGCCGACGCCGCAGCCATGCGCACGACGCTTGGGTTGGGATCTATGGCCACTCAAAGCTCGTTGAACGTGAGCATCACAGGCGGCAGTATCGAAAGCGTAACGTTAGATAAGGTGACGTTGGACGGAGGCGTTTTTTAGATAACAAATGCCTACAATCATCAACAAACACAGCGAAACTGCGGGTGCTGTGCCGGCAGCAACAGTGTTGACGGTAGGTGAAATTGCTGTAAACACGGCGGACAAAAAGTGGTTTACAAAAACCAGCAGCGGCGATATCGTTTGTTTGAATTACTTAACTGTGCTTGACGGCGGAGAAATTACTGATTTTGTTGAATTGCTCACCAGCTCTGGGCAAAATCTGGCTGATGCAAGCGGCAACATTATTGGCTTTCGTTAAGGTGCTGTGTGACACAAATAACCATTAACCAGTTGCAGGCTACAGGTGCTGTCGGCACAAGTGTTGTGCCTGTATCGACGGCTGACGGTTCCGCCACGAATAAAGTGACATTGGCTGCTATTGCGGCGCTGGCCACAGGCGGCGGGTCTGGCGTTACTGGTGCAACAGGCCCCTCTGGTCTTGCTGGTGCAACAGGGGCAACTGGTGTTGGCGTAACAGGGGCGACTGGTGTTGCGGGCCCAACTGGTGTAACCGGCGCTACAGGGCCGGCTGGCGCAACCGGTCCAGCTGCGCCAGCAGGTATGAACCCAATGATTCGCACTATCCTTTTTGGTGTTTAACACATGGCAAACCCTAATCTTGGTTCAGCGACAAACGTTTACGTAAACAACGCTAGCTTGTCTTTGACAACTACATCGGCCGTGCAGCTGGTTAGCAATGCGTCAGCATCCGGCAAATTATTTGTGCTGGACAGCATTACGGTGGCAAACGTAGACCCGGCAAATGCAGTTACTGTCACTGTGACACTCTACAGAACCGCCGATAACTCCGGCACGGCATATGAACTGGCCTCCACGGTAAGCGTCCCTGCCGCCGCTAGTTTAATTGTGGTAGACAAACTACAGGGTATTTCGCTTTTAGAGGCGCAGTCTATTTATGTCACTGCCGGCGTAGCTTCAAAACTTAAAGTGAATGCGAGCTGGAAGGAACTTTCTTGATGCGTCCACGCGGCGGAATTATTGGCGCGGCTGTTGCTCTGCCGTCGAGTGGCGTCTGGGCGCTGCATGAATACGCGCCGCACAAGCGCGGCGGTATTATTGGTAAGCCTACAACAGCAACGGTAGCAATCTCACAGGGCATATTGTCGTTGCGTGAACTTGAAACATATAACCGCGCTATTCTTTCTTCGTCTAATGATGCTACACTGTCCAACTGGGTGGTCGCTAGCAGAGAATTTAACTATAGTTGGAGAAACTAAATAATGGCTACGTTTGACGGTAAAGTGTGCGTCGTAAAAAATTTGGCAACACCAGAAGAATTGTCGGCGATTCAGACGTGGGCGCTTGCGAGACGCGCTGCCGGCGATTTTAAAGACGCCCGGACGCCTAGCGGCACAACTTCTGCGCGCGTGACAAACAGCCACAAGCACGATAGCGAGTATCCAACTGAAATTTACGCCATTCGTCAACGTATTGTCGCGGCACACAATCTACAAAACGCGCAGGTGTTGGAGTACGCAACTGCGGGTATTGTTGTTAGCATAATCTCCGACGGCGGCGACGTGTTTAGGCACAAAGATACGTTTTTGCTTGACTCAGAACAAACTGATGTCGCTGTATTGCGGTGCAATCTTTTAGTGTCTGCCGCTGAAACTGGCGGCGACGTTATTGTTGATGGCACAACATATCCGCTACAACCCGGCGATCTAATTATGTACCCGTCGACCGATTATGAGCACGAAGTCACAACATGTCATGGCGCTGAGCCTCGTATTCTTGTCATGTTTGGATTTCTGCTGCCCGCCGGTGCGTGGCAAAGCGGTCAATATGTGAACTAAATATTGAGGACAAATTATGCCCGCCCCCAATTTGAATAGCCCGACACGCGTTGAAGGCAAAGTTGCCGCGCTGGCCGTTACCGCGACGCCGACAGCTATTGTGGCTAATGCTGCAGACAGCAACACTGTAGCGCGTATTAACACGTTAATGGTTAGCAACGTTAATGGCGCAACGTCCGGTAGTGTAAATATTGATTTGTACCGCGGTGGTGTGGCGTATTTTTTTGCAAAAACAGTGAGTATCAACCCAGATGAAAGTCTGAGCATATTTGATCGGTACGTATATCTGGAGCCCGGCGATAGTTTACGTTTAACCGCAGATGCGGCAAACAAAATGCACGCTGTGTGCACGTACGAAATAATCTCTTGAGGTGAAACATGGCGCTTATTGCGTATGAAGGTTTTGAAAACTACAGTGCGTTTAATGACGTAAAATCGTTTCTAGGTTTTGCGAGCTATCAGACGCCCAGCATCGTCAATATTACGGACAATGTCGTCACTGCGCGTAATAGCTTGAGTTGCTTGAAGATGGCAAGCAGCCGAACGTACAACACCGGCTCAGAAATCAATACTGCCCGCGAATACTATCCAAAATTCGCTATTGCTTCGCCGACAAACGCGACGTACACAAACGGTGTTGTTGGTTTTGCTTTCTATCCCCGCCTGCCGTCTGGCGGCGGCTGGGGGCCATTCACGCCAATTGCGGCAATCGTAGGCGCGGATAACAAACCGCATTTCTACATTTGCTTGAACGCTACATATCAGCTTGAGATTCGCCGGTGGAACACTGCCGCGACGATGTCTGGGCGTAATTCTGTAACAGCGGCAAATTATACGTGGAATCAAGATCACGTTGCGGTTGGTTATAACGAGGGCGGGTATTGCAACGATGGTCGTACGGGTTATGAGCATCATGTCACCGTGCCTTACACGTATTCTTGCAACGGCATTAATGCGTCTTGGCCGAGCGCGGCAATATCGAGCACAAAGTTTCAATTGGTCGGCGATGCAAGTAGTGTTTCTGGCAATTTGATTGTTCCAAATCAATGGAATTACATTGAGATCAAATTTGTGTTAGATAACGCTGCGTCGTCTAACACGGGTAGCGTGCAAATCAAAATCAACCGTAATGCTGAAGATAACACGCTTGATTTAAACCTGAGCAACGTGCGCACAAGTGCACAGGCGACAAATACATATCAAAAATTGATGTTCGGCATTGTCTGGGCGCACAACACAGCCGGCACAAGTGGTGCAGCAAATCTTGGTTGGACGACATACATTGACGATATCTACTGGCTTGATACAACAACAAGTTCGTTTAATACGTTTCTTGGTCGCGTCAGCTGCCAAAAAATAAACTACACAACCAACGTGAGCAACACAGCGTTCACTGGCGGTTTGTCTGCTATTCAAGAACCTTTTGCCGTACCAGCAAGTTACACACTGCCGTCGGGTTCCGGTGGCGTTATCGCCTTTAACGCCACTAATCAGGACGTCACTTTCTCTGTGGCGGCCGCCGCTATCGCGTTTCGACCGTTGGCAGTGCAGCAGTTTGTTTACGGCCATAAAGACGGCGGCAACAACGTTGTGCGCTGTCGCGCAAATTATCTTGGCGCCGCGTCAGCAACTACTGATTTAACGCTAACCACAGACGCGGCAAACGGCGGGATTAGGTACGTTAATTACTTTACGGCGCCGGATGGAACCGACTGGACAGCTGACAAACTTAAAAACACGCAGTTTTCACATACAATTGTGACGCCATAATGCCGATAAAACGCACTAGCACAAATCTTACGGATAGGCGCACGCAAGATTATCAACAAATCTTGCAGACCGCCGCAGCTGGTTCTTTGTCTGCAGCAGCCGCGGAGGTAACGACTTTTGCCAGTAATTTGTTATTTTTTAGCCGTGGCCTACCGGCGAGCGTAACCGCGGCGGCCGGTGTTACGCTCGTTTTTTCTGTTAGCGTTGAGGCAATTAATAGTCGTTCTGTTTTGAGTTATCAGTGGCAGCGCTCAACAGATGGCGTTACGTGGGTTAATGAGCAGCAAACGACAGCGCAATACTCAAACGCGTTCAACCTTGCAGATAACAATTTGCAACTTCGCGTACTAGTTACGCAAGATTTACGCACAATCGCAAGCACTGTTTGTCGGCTTAGTATTGTGGCGCCGGCGGCAGCTGTTTCTAGCTTAACCGCTTTTGACGACTCTACAATTGGCGCCGCGTATTTGAGCGGTTTATTTGCAGACGCGCCGCTTGATCCGATGAACGTAACAAAAACGTATTTCAGCGCTATGTGCGCTGCTGTAATGTTTTCTGAGCCCGTAAGCGGCGCCGGCATTCCGACAATTAATTTTGCAGCTGCGCAACTTTCTGCGCTGCTAAGCCAGCCAAACGGCGTCGAAAATTTAATATTGACTTCTTTCGGTAAGGCGCAATTAACAGGCCTGTTTTCCGATGCCGCAGACGCAAATGGTGCGTTTAGCGAGTCCAATAACGCCCGGCTATTTTCTATAGCCGGACAGCCATTTACTGCAAACATAGCTGGAACAGCGTCTGCCAATTACACCTATACGGCAAGTAATTTTCCGGCAAACTTGGTGTGCTCTTCTGCCGGACAAATATCTGGTTCTGTATTAAGCGACGTCAACTTCGAACAACAACTAGGCGTAACAGCAACACATAAAACAACCGGGCAGCAATATAACCTCAGTTTGCTTTTGCAGCACTCGCAACTTGTCCCGATATCTACAGCAGGTAATTCAGCGCTTGTACGCCCAAGCACTACAGCCTCGACAGGGGGTTTAAGTTACAGTGGTACTGCTGCGCAGCTGTCCTCGACAGAATTCTTGTTAACACCGAATCAAAACAACGCATATGGCGTTGTAAATTTTCCACGGGCTGCGATATACAATCCGCGGGCATACAAATACAACACAAACAAAATTCGGTTTTCTTTTCAGTATCGCATTTTTGACGGAAACGGCGCAGACGGCTTTAGCTTTGAGTTCGCTAATGATTCGGGTGGTCCCATACTTTCAACGGGCCCATTATACGGCGCTTCCGGCATACGACTTGTGTTTGACACGTATAACAATAGCGGCAATGACCGCGGCATACGGCTATACATTGACGGCAACGCGCCAACACAAATTTTTTCCGGTTCTCCGCGGTCGGGCACGTATAGAACTACCGTGCTTGAACTCGACTTCATCGAAAATACGATGTACTACTACGTCGAAGGTTACGCCGAGGGCACGTTGTCGATTGCCAACGCGGCAGTACTTGCGCAAAAAAACAATTGGCAGGTATTTTTTGCTGGTGCCTGCGGCGGCGCAAATGATCGCCACTCTATTAACAATTTTACAGTCACCTACAGTTAGCCTGTGTACACACAAATTGTCGGCTATTACGGCCCGCAGGCCGCGGTTATTGCGCATCTTTTAAAGCGCAGCGGCGTGTTTTTTAACGACGCGTCAGATGACACATTTGTTGATACGTTTACGCGCAACTCGTTATTTGAAGACTACTACCGCCCGTACATTGACACTCCTGAGCAGCCCCTGCCGGCAGATGTGGCTAAAGAGTTTTACAGCTTTTTGCGGCAAGCAGATTTGTCGAATACTGCGTCAGTCAATAAAACAGACTGGGTTGTGTTTGACCAAGTAGCGGCGCGTATTCGCGGGCGCTTGATTTTTGTGGCGTACTCAATTGCTGGTTTAGAGCGTGAATTCCCTGCGCCCGTTGCCGTGGCGCAGTATGCTCGGGAGCACGAGATTGCGTTAGGTATGCTGGCCGCAGCGCAAGAAAACGGCTGGGAAACAATCACGCTGGATTACGACAAGTTTGTAGCGCAGCCTGAGTATCGTACTGATATCTTTAACCAGCTGAGCTACGCGCTGCCCGATACAGTCGATACGGTCATGCAGCTGTACCACGACCAGCACGCAATGCTTGCTACGAAACAACATCTTGCGACGTTTACAGATGAAAATCCTGCTGACGGGCTATCCTAAGTCCGGCACGACATATCTGTGCCGCCTTCTCGACTGCCTGTTGCAGGACACGCATCAGATATCTAAACAGCTTTCTTCTGATCTGAAGCGCGCGTATCGCCGAGATGACCAGCGCGTTTATTTCTCGTATCTCAATAACCCGCTTTATAACAAGCAGCAGATCGTCCCTACGTTTGCGCAGGCAATTGTTCTGTACCGCGACTTCAGGGATGTGCTTGTAAGCTGCTATTTCCAGCAGAAGTACCGCGAGGACGTTAAATACGCTGGTACGCTGTCCGAGTTCGTCGACTTTGACTTTGGCGGAATTCGCAGCATTGTGCGGTTCTACAACGCCGTCGAACAAGCGCAGCCAAACATACTGTCTGTGTCATACGAGACGCTAGCCGAAAGCTTGCCGGCTATACTATCTGCGCTCGCTGTAGAAACCGACAGCGCGTTCATTCGGCGGTGTTTGGCGCAGAACTCGTTTGAGAACATGCGTGAGCTTGAGATTCAAAATTACGGCACAAGTGACATAGCAGAGCGCATAGAACTTGCGCCTAAAGACCTGACGAATACTGACACGTACAAAACACGCCGCGGCAAAATTGGCGGATATGTAGACTATCTGACTCCTGCCGACGTAGCTAAAATAAACGCTGTCGTGTTGGCGGAGTATAAAGACGCAGCAAGCAACAGGTGGTGCTATGCCGATTGCAATTCCAAGCCTGAGCATTGAAATAGCAAAAAGCTGCAATCTAGCCTGCGACGGCTGCAACCACTTTAGCAACCTGTCTGGGCTAAAGGGCGTGCTCACAGCTGACGATGTAGCCGAGAACGTCAACCCGTGGGTGGCGCATCTAGCGCCGGCTGTATTCCGCATAGTCGGCGGCGAGCCTTTTATTTGCCCCGATATACTGGCCAGTCTTGCAGTTGTTCGTAACGCGTTTCCAGACTCGCGTATTGATATTTTTACAAACGGCCTGCTGCTCAAGCACGACAAGTTTGATGATTACTTTGGCGCGTCACTGGCGGCCCTAGGCGCCCGTGTTCGGGTGTCCGTGCACTCTTTGGAACCGGCGTTTTTGGACAGGCTGAAACCAGTGCGCGACAAGCTGAAACACTGGCGGGCGAAATACACGCTGGACTTTGAATTTGCTGACGCTGTGACTACGTGGACATGGCCATACAAACACATTGACAGCAAGATCCATCCCTATACTGACAATAACCAGATGCAGTCGTGGGATAAATGTGTGGGCAAGTGGTGCAAACAGATTTACAAAGGCAAGATTTACAAGTGCCAGTTAACGGCGTATTTGCAAGACGTCATAGACAAGCTTGATGACTCTTTTCTGCCGTATCTGAACTACACGCCGATCTCGCATACAGCCACGCCCGAAGAAATTGCGGAGTTCTTTTCCCGCAGAGACGAGTGGGTGTGCGCAGCTTGCCCGGCAAACCCGCAAAAGTTTATCAAAGCTGTATGATCACGCTCGTCGGCATGGTGCGGGATGAAGCCAAATATCTGGCTGAGTGGCTGACATACCACTGGCTGCTTGGCGTCACGGATTTTGTTATCTATTTGCACAGCTGCGCCGACGACTCCACGCGCGTCATCAGTCAGTTGCCGTTTCCTGTAACGGCTATCGCCGTCACCAGCGGCGAAATTGGCTGGACATTCAAAAACCGGATTTACAGAGCAGGTCTAGACGCCGCCAAAACCCCGTGGGCTGTGTGCTTAGACATCGACGAGTTCCTGTGTCTACCCGGGCACGATAATCTAGCTGAGTTTCTTTCGCAAACTAAATTTGACTCCGTTAGCGGTATTGCCGTGCACCAGAACATATTCGGCTTCGGCGGGCATATAGCTTCTCCCGCCGGCCTTGTCATCGAGAACTACACGCTGCGCAATTCAGACGACCCATTACGTGACCGGTTTTACCCCCAGTACCACGACCCGTCAGACTTGTTTAAAACCGTTAAGGTTATTGTCAGGCCGGAGCAGGTCGTCAAAATACTCGACAGCCACACATTTTTGTGCCAGCAAAAGCTCGTGACAGAAGACGGCGAACTGTTTAAAAAGTATCAGTGTCGGCGGGTTTTGTCTGAAATCCGGCTTAACCACTACTTCACAAAAAGCCAAGAAGACTGGAAAGCTAAAACAGCTCGTGCCAGACTGAGTGGCGCGGCAATGTATCCGCCGGCGTGGTTTGAGTATTTCGGCGCTCAAGCTACAATAGACAGGGTGTTAGCGGACAAATTTCCGGCCAAAATCAAAGAATACGTGCGCACATGGCCGTGACTATTTTACACAAGCGTAACAATACGCCCGGCTCAACGCCGACAATCACTGACCTCACTACGGGTGAGTTTGGCGTCAACGCAGCAGACGGCGAGGTGTTTTTTCGTATTCTGATAGACCCGGCTGGTGCTAATATCGCAGAAAACCAGCAAATCTTAGCTGTCCGTCGACCGCTGTACGCAGACGGCGGCGTAATTACAGTTGGTGGCGGTGGCGGTGGCGGTACGGTTACATTGCCTGTTACAGCAGCGTTAGCAGATTCGTTCTCAGGAACCTACAATTACAACTGGTACAGCGGCGACTTTAACGGGTGAAAAATGGCACAACCAAATCTCAACAGTCCGACAAATGTTGCCGGTAAAAATGACGTATTAGCGGTTACCAATTCCGCTGCGGCTATTACGGCTAACGCGTCTAACAGCAATGCGCTCATTCACAGCGAAAGCCTTACAGTGTGCAACGTCACGGACACGTCAGCTACGGTAACCGTAGACCTGTACGACGGCACGACCGCAACAGAAGTGTGCGTTATCGTTGTGGGCGCCAAGTCGATGCTGGAAGTCATTGATAAGAATACGCCAAAGAAGATTCTTCCGGGGCAATCGTTGAGGTTGACAGGAAGCGTGAACAGCGCCCTTAAGGCGATTCACACTTATCTGGAGATTACCTGATGACCGGGTTTGGCAAAATAAAAGGCGCTATCTCACTGCCGACCACAACAGCTTTAAATTCAGCTGTCTATGGTATCTATACGCTTGCAGAAGCCGAAGCCTACCGAAAGCTTGGCCGATGGCCTACGGCCCCAACATTTCCCGGCGCGCCAACAAGTTTGACGGCGACGGCAGGTAACAGTCGGGCGTCGTTGTCTTGGTCGGCTCCGTCTGATAACGGCGGTGCGTCAGTCACTGATTACAGCGTGCAGTACAGCAGCGATAACGGCAGCACATGGTCGACCTTTTCGCACAGCGCGTCTACGTCTACAGCCGCTGTTGTTACGGGGCTATCAAATGATACTGCGTATGTATTTCGCGTAGCGGCTGTTAACAGTGTAGGTGCGGGCACCTACACGGCTGCAAGTAGTCAGATAACGCCGCAAGCGCCCCCGGCAGATGACCCGTATTACCAGCGCGTTGAATTGCTTGTGCATTTTGACCCTGCCGATATGGGCGGCGGAGCTAACCCTGTTGACAGTTCAAATGCTGCGCGCGCGGTGTACATGAACAGCGGTTCAATTGTCACAGATTCTGGTAGCCTTAGCCCAATTGCTACAACTGGCGGCGTGTATTCTTTGACGGGTGGTAGTTCGCCTTTTCCGCTTATGGCGTACGGCAATGGTTTAAATGCCGGCACTGGTGACTATACGCTTGAGTGGTGGTGGAAATTTACGGGAAATCAGGGTTGGATCACGCATAGAACAAATGGTCACACACCCGGTGATTACTGGTTGCGCGTTGTAAACAACGGAAATACTGACAAATTTCTTACCTGTCAGTATCTCAATCCGTCGTCATACAACATTGACAATGTGTGGGCTGTATCCGTTACGGCGCTTGTGAATCAGTGGGCACATGTTGCTGTGAGTCGTGTAGCCGGTTTTACGCGCGTATTCATCAATGGGCAGCAAGCCACGCTGGGCACGGCGACAAACGGCGACAGTCCGTTCAGTACGACTGCGGCTTTCACAGCTGATCCTGCAGTCATGGATTTTCAGTCAGACAACTACGGCGGAAACGATCACATCGCCATGGTGTTGTTTGGATTTTCGTACGAAATTACATCTGGATATGTCGACGATTTGCGTTATACAGTCGGTCTCGGCCGCTATACGTCGAATTTCTCGCCGCCCACGGGGCCGTTTTCAAATACAGGTCCGGCGATGGCGCCCGGCCAGCCAAGAAGTTTGACAGCAACAGCCGGCGAGCAGCAAGTATCGCTGTCTTGGACCGCCCCGTTGCGCAACGGCGGCGCGAGCATTACCGACTATATCGTGCAGTATTCCAGTGATTCGGGAAGCACTTGGACGACCTTTAGCGACGGTACAAGCACAAGTACATCCGCTACTGTAACTGGATTAACAAACAGCACCACATATAAATTCCGAGTGGCGGCTGTAAATAATGTCGGCGCAGGAGCTTACGCTGTTTCTGGTAACGCAACACCAAGTGCTGCAATTACAATTACAGCGCAGCCCAAGAACGACTACGCTACTGCCTCAAATCAAAATGTCACTTTCACGGTTGCTGCAACAGGCGGTGGCGGTAGCTTGGTGTATCAGTGGCAGTATTACGGCGCAGACTACAACAACGGCGACTACGACTACATTTGGCGCAATATCTCTGGCGCCACATCAACATCGTATACGACTAACGGCAATACACTATCAAACCTGCTCAGTTATGATTTTTATTACCTTGGCGTAGCAAAATTACGTTGCGCTGTTTCTCCTTCTTCCGGCGGCTCGCCCACATATACCGACATTGTGCGGTTTATTGAGCTTGATTACCTGCATTACGCAAATAGCAACTGGTACGGCAATCAGGGCAACTACGTGAATTATGTGTATTACACGCAGCCACAAACGTTCTCGCCGAATGTTGGCGAGAACCTTGTGCTGGACCTATACGACTACGCTATGGCTTATCCAGACACGTCGTGGTACACAGGCAACGACACGACACTTAAAATTCAAGTTGCTACAAACGGGTACACAGACAGTGCTGACTGGACTGACCTGTACACTGCCGATTTTCGCGGGTATGCGTATCTTTCAGGTTACAACATCACGCCCAGTACAGGCACGAAGTATTACCGCGCTATTCTTGTGAACAAATGGCCGTGGGCTGTAAACAACGGCACGCAATCGGCCACACATGCAACGCCGTATGCTTATCCGCACAGCAACTATGACGTCGTGCGTGTTACGTGGCCGTCCGCGCCCGCCGCGCCCACAAATATCACAGCTACAGCATATGACAGCGCGGTAGAACTTTTGTGGACGCCGCCGGGTGCCGGCAGTGCCGCGATCACTGATTACGTTATTCAATACACTGCTGATGGCGGCGCGTGGAACACAGTTAGCGACGGAACAAGTACAGATACTAGTTTTGTCGTGGCCAACCTGACAAATGGAACGCCGTATCAGTTTCGTATTGCGGCTGTGAATGCCGTGGGCACTGGCACGTATGGCACAAGCAGTTCGGTTACGCCAGTCGCGGTGGCAGGCGTACACGCGACTGGCGGCTTGATTACAATAGATGGCGATTACGTTGTTCACACATTTAAGCAGTCAGGTTCGTTTGTATCTAACGGTACAAATGCGTGCGCGTACCTTATGGTCGGCGGCGGCGGTGGCGGTGGCGGCGATCATAGCGGCGGTGGCGGTGGTGGGCAGGTAATTATTGGATCGGCATCTCTATCAAGCGGTACGTATCCTATTGTTATCGGCGCCGGAGGTTCTCCGGGTGGCCCACGCAACGGCGTATACGCAACCAATGGCGGAAATACGACGTTTAACGGTCTTACGGCGTTCGGCGGAGGTGGCGGCGGCCAGTACAGCGATCAATCCGGTTCAGGCGGCGCGTCAGGCGGCGGTGGGGCTTCTTTTGGCAGCGGCGGCGGCCCCGGCTTAGCTACAAATTACGGCATCACGGGCTATAACGGCGCAGCAGGTAATAACAGCGGTGCGGGCGGAGGTGGCGGCGCTGGCGGTAACGGCAGTCAAAGCGCCGGCGGTCCCGGCATCTCGTCAAGTATTACGGGCACAACTGTTGGCTACGGCGGCGGTGGCGGCGGCGCTAACAACTCAAACGGTTACGGCGCTGATGGCGGCGGTAACGGTGACGCTACAAGCACCGGCGCAACGAGCGGTAAGCAAAATACAGGTGGCGGTGGCGGTGGTAATACAAGCGTGCAGCCCGGAACCAGTGGCGGGTCAGGAATTGTTGTCATCCGCTATCCAAAGACACAGTCTGTATATTAATCGGGCAACTACTATGTGGTTCGAATTCCCAGATTACGTTCCGGCTGCAACAAACGATATTGAGATCGTAATTGCGTTTTTTTCGCCATGTAATTATCGGCGCCCGCGTCAAAATATGTTGCGCGTAGCGGAAAAAATTGCGCGCGCTAAGTACCCTACGTTAGTTGTAGAAGCTATTTTCCCGGGCGCAGAACCGCTTGTTCTGCCGGCTGAAATTCGGCATAAACAAATTCATGTTGGACATCTGAGTGCGCTGTTCCTCAAAGAAAATTTGTACAACCTCGCATTAGCAGATACTACGCAATCAAAAATTGTGTTCATGGACAACGACATTGAGTTTTCAGACCCATACTGGCTGAATAAAACAGCGACGCTTTTAGACACCCATGATGCTGTGCAGCCTTTTGATGTTTGTTATTGGTTAGACGATACAAACACAAAGTACACTCGCGAAAAGTTAAATTGCGTGCAACCAATACTGGAAAAAACAACGCTATCTGGTGCGCGGCATCATCCGGGATTTGTGTGGGCTTTTCGGCGCGACTTTCTTACTGCTGTTGGCGGGTTTTATGACATGCATCCGTTCGGCGGTGGGGATACGGCGTTTTGGTATTCACTTGTGACCGACAATCCGCCAGACGATCTTTTAAAGTTTTGGGGGCGAACTAACGAATATTTTGCTGAAACAAAAATGTACAAAGAGTACAGACAGCGCATACAGGCGTTTTCTCCGCGGCTGAATTATATCGCAGGGAATGTATTGCGGCATTTCTGGCACGGTACAATAGATAACCGACAATACGTTTCACGTAATTTGCGGTACATGCCAGAACTACAAGACGGCGATTTTCCGCTCCGGCGCAACTCGGACGGCATATTAGAGTGGTTAAATCCAGCGCACGCAGATACTTGCCTTGAATATTTTCGTAGCCGGAAAGAAGACGGATGATTTGCTCAGTTAGCGCTCCAGCCACACTTTAACGAGGATTACATATGCAACTCTCAGTACCCGTGATGTTAACCGTAGCCGGCCAAGAGATCACCGTCGGCAATCTCGATACTGTTATCATTGACGACTCGGCCCGCAAATTTATTGTTGTTCGGTTACACGAGGCGTTCCGCCCGCTACCTTTATGGCGTGGCGCGGAGTACGACGCGGTCGGCGACTGGACACAGGAGCAGGCGGAAGAACGTATTTTGACGCTACTAGGTTCTGATATTCAAGCTGGACTACAGGCGCTTGTCATCGAGTAACACGTCGAGGCGGGTATGGCTAACACAATACAGCAAAAACACAGCACAGCTACCGGCAATGTCCCCACGACGGCTGACCTCGCGCTGGGCGAGATTGCCATACAAGCCGCTGACGGTAAGATTTTCATCAAAACAACGGCCGATACAGTTGTCAATTTGCTAGACTATACTTTCGCAGACGGCGGCGAAATAACCGGCGCCTGATTGCATATTTTGCAGGCTGCTGGCTGTTGCGACCATGTCTACACTCATTCAATTCAAACGCGGTACGGCAGCAAACCTTACAGCCGTAAATCCGCTGCTGGCCAACGGTGAGCCGTGTTTTGAAACCGACACAGATCGTTTCAAAATCGGTGATGGCGTTCTACACTGGAATGCCCTGCCGTATCAAAGCAATGCGCAATCCAGCAAGTATTTAGATAACATTGCTGGGTCGTTTAACGGGACCGCGACGACATTTGATTTGAAGGTCGGCGGTACGGCTGTCACGCCTGTAGACGCGCCAAATCTGCTTATTGTTATCAACGGCGTGCTGCAAGCACCAAACGCTGATTACACAGTCAGTGGCGCTACGCTCACGTTTAGCGACGCGCCCGCGGCTAACGATACTTTTTTCGGTTTTGTGCTTGGTACATTCGGCGACAACTTAAATATCATTAACGGCGGAGGTGGCGGTAGCGGTACAGCCGGGCCGCAAGGACCACGTGGCGCGACTGGGCCTACTGGAATAAGCGGCGCCACAGGGCTGCGCGGAGCTACTGGGCTTCAGGGCGCAATTGGCGAAACAGGCCCGACTGGTCCGCAGGGTGTTACCGGCGCCACAGGACCGCGGGGTGAAACTGGTCTTTTTGGCGCAACTGGCGCGACTGGTGTTTCGGGTCTGCGCGGTATCACAGGCGCGACTGGTGTAACGGGAGACACCGGCGAAACGGGACCTATTGGCGCAACCGGCCCGCGCGGTGAAACAGGCGCGTTTGGCGCAACAGGTCCAACAGGTATTACTGGTCCAGCTGGTATTCAAGGACCTACCGGGTTGCGGGGCGAAACGGGCGCCACTGGCGTAATCGGCGCCACTGGGCTAACTGGCGCAACTGGTGCAACAGGTGGCACCGGCGCTACAGGAACAATTGGTGCAACGGGCCTCAAAGGAGACACTGGCGAAACTGGTCCAACTGGTCAAACTGGTGCGCAAGGTTCAACGGGTGTAACGGGAGACACAGGCGCGACAGGCTTTATTGGCGCAACAGGTCCGCGCGGTGAAACAGGCGCGTTTGGCGTTACAGGTGCAACAGGTATTACTGGCTCAACGGGTATTCAAGGCCCTTCCGGCTTGCGCGGTGAAACGGGCGCTACTGGTGTAGTCGGCGCTACTGGTTTAACTGGCGCTACTGGCGTAACAGG